GAATAACACCGCACCAAAACAAATCATTATCACCGTCTGGATCCCGATAAATTCCAACCGTCATGCGCCCCTCATCTGCCGTTGATAGGTCGTCAATGAAATCCTCCATTACAGTATCATCAGCAGCGATAACAATTATCGGAAACGTGCATGACGAAGCACAGATTGGCGTGAAAAGCTCTTCCGCTTTGCCGTCGTATTCAAGTATGAACCCATCTTCGCCGTTGTGAATTTCAGTTGTTGTGCCACTGAAATCTTGGTCATGGATAGAAACCCTGTAGATAATACCCTTATCATTCTGAAACTCGTAGTACAACCGTTCTGCCATCTTAACCTCTTTTTCTGTTTAAGTCTTTCGCCCCGCGCTCAGATACTAGTATCAAGTCCGACCCTTTAATCGTTGCCGTCATTACACCGCCACCGCCGCCTGTGTTAGTTTCCTGTATCATTCCCTTCAGCTTGTCAAGTGGTGCGATAACTTCAGGGTTGTTCTTTGCTCCTGAATACTCACCAACAAGCCCCAACGTTGGACCCGAAACGATACCCCCGTCAGCGAATGCAATCGCTCCAAGCAACCCTTCAACAAGCCCGAAGCCCGCAGCGATTTTGAATGGTATCGTTGCCCCTCCTGTTGCCACCGCATCGGGTGACGGCCCAGACATCGCGGCAATGACATTCGCCTTCGCTATTCCTAGTAACGTGCGAAGCATACTCATTCCCATGTTCTTCAATGCTTGGTCTGCCGCCTGACCTCCCGAGATAATCGAACCAAGCGAAGCACCCATTGCACCACCAAACGCGCCCGCTAATTCTGAGTTGCGTTCTAGTTTGTCAGCTACAAGGTCGAGGTGCGTGTTGATCGCTGTAAACTCCTCGTCGCTTGCGCCTCCCGTCATGTCGTACTCGTCAAACTCTTCGTCTGCGCCGCTACTTATAGCCTCAAATTTCCCGTCTGTCGGTGTGCTGAAATCGGGTGCCAACTTAACGCCCGAAATGCTTTGCATCGTCATTTCGAGATTTGTCATCGTGGTGTTGAGTTCTTTGGCTTTTTTGTCTGTTTCGTCTAAGTCGTCGTCGAGTATTATGGGTTTCTTTGTTAGCTCGTCAATGGACGCTTTCAGCTCGTCAATTTGCGTTTTCGTGGTGTCGTATGCTTCAGTGCCTTCCGATAAATTCCGCAGTGACCTCGATGCCCCATCAAGCTGTGATCGTAGTTGTTCAAGCTGTGATATTGGTGGGGTGATTGGTTTTTCTAATTCGAATAGTGCATCTCTTAATTTTGCAATTTTCAGCGTTGTTGACTCTACCGCATTAATTAAAGGATCCATATGTATGTCCGATGATTCCATACCTGTCACTACTCCAACAAACTTATCAAAACCTGACGCTCCTTCGTTTATCTGAGCTTCTAATTCAACAAGTTTAGCTACTTGCTCTTCAAGCTGCTCAGTAAAAACTTTTGTTTTTGCCGTTTTCAAAATAGAGTCCCTGTAATTTTCAACCGCATCTTTTAAGTCCCCCATTTTAAGGGTTTCCATATTTATGTTGCCAAAGTATTCGGGAGCTATTTTATTGAGAGATTTTAAAGCCGCTAACCTCCCTTCTTCGCTTTTCGTTTCATCTTGTACGACAAGTGAAAGCCTGTCAACTTCCGACATTTGCCGCGCAGTTGTAGATGTAGCCTCTTGCTGGGCACTTGCCATTTGTTCTTGAGCTTGTGTAGCCGCGTCTGCGCTGTCTCGCATTGAGTAAAAAGCCAAACCTAAAGCGATAACTAAAGCCGCGGCCGCCGCGTAAGGGTTTGCCATTATCACAGCGTTTAGTCTTACCATTTTCGGTATAACGTGTTTAACCATTGTTTCGCCTAGCATTTTATACCCCATGACCATTTGCGGGATAACCACTAACAGCGGCCCCGCTACAGCAAGCAACCCGCCGAAGACCATTATAGTGCCCTGCGTGCCGCTACTTAACCCAGTGAAGCCCTGAGCGAGCGAGGCGACGTTATCAGCCAACCCCACCATCGTTGGGGCTAGTGCCTCGCCAATGGCTAGTTGTGCGCCCTCAATAGCGGACTCCATTTTTTTGAACGACCCCGTTGTGGTTTCGTCCATTATTTTCGCCATCGCTGCGGCGGCACCTTCAGAGTTTTCAAGTGCTTTCGTGAGGCCGTCAACATCTCCAATGCCGTCAGCTAAAACAAGCAAGGCAGATTGCGCACGCGCCCCGACTTCGTCCATTGCGCTCTCAACCGATATGCCACCGTCAGCGAGCTTCTGTATAGCCGCCGCCGTGCCGTCACTCGTTGAGCCTAATTCGTTGATAATACGTTTTAAAGATGTTCCCGCGATGCTTCCATGTATACCAGCATCAGCAAGTAACTGCATCATAGCCGTAGTTTCTTCAACACTTAGCCCCGCCTGTTTTGCAACTGGCGCAACGTGCTTCATTGTTTCCTGAAACCTCGTAATATCTAAAGCAGAATCACTAAACGCCGCCGCCATCACATCCGTTAAGTGTGAAGTTTCCGTTGCATCCATGCCAAACGCACGAATGGTGGAACCAGCAACCTCGGCCGCTTGTGCCAAATCGCTGTCCGTTGCTTGCGCTAAATTTAACGTGGCCTTTGTTACCTGATTGATTTCTTCAGAAGAGAAACCCAGCTTTGCATATTGAAGTTGCAAGTCCGCAACCTGTGAAGCAGTGAAACGTGTGCTTGAACCTAAGTCTTTTGCGTTCTGCTCTAATGCTTTAAACTCCGACCCCGTAGCACCCGATACAGCTTTGACCTTAGCCATTGACTGCTCGAAATTAGCGAAGGTCTTTATACCTGTTCCCGCTAGGTAAGCAATTGGAGCAGTGAAAGCCATTGTCATGGAACGCCCCGCCGCTTGCATATTCGAGGTCATGCCGTTCACATCGCGTTTGACCTTCGACATGGAGCGGTTCCAGTTACTCATGTCCGCGCCTACCCTTGCAACTAAATTCCCTAAACCCGCCATGTTTTATCCTTTAAATTCGCTCGATTTTACGGCTTTCTTTTTGTCACGTTTCAAAATAGCTTCACGCGTCTTTTGAAGCTCAATATTTTTGTTTTCATCGCTCAACCCTTGGAAGCTATCCTTTTCCCAGGGGAATTTTTGTTTGTAGGTTTTTCCCTTTTTCATGTGTGGCGAAATCAACACGCGGACCTGATACCTTGCCACCTCATAAGCTAACGTAAGGTTAGCGTCGGCGCGATCCCTTTCGCCCTGAATCATTAACAAAAGCTCTTCAGTGGTGATGGAGTAGAAAACAGCGGGCGTAAGTTTAAGAAACCCAAAGCCCGCCTTTTCAAGTGCCTGCCACGTCAACGGTGTCCCCGTCTTTACTTCGTGCTTTTTTTTTCCGCTTTTACTTCTTCCTTTACTACGGGTTGGAATTTCTCAATATCTTCCGAAGTCATTAAATCGCCTAACTCTTCCATTGAGAAAGGCATAGGCTTCGACTCCATGAGATACCCCGCTTCAATAATAAAGAAGGAAAGTGCAAGAAGCTGTTCAACGCCATATTTGTCAGGAGTAAAAGACGTTATGCCCTCACTCTTGAATTTAGCATCGAACTTTTTTAAAGCATTCATTGAACGCCTGTACGGGTGTTGTACCCCGTTGATTTTTATATAATCCATTTTTCGGTATGGTTATGGGTTTATGTAATTACTTCTCTTGTGATCACTCCACTTGAATCAAATGAAGCCGAATAACTTACGTTATCTTCTACTCCACTGGAAATTGAAAGCGATGTCAAACGAGCCTCAAATCTTATGCGCGTGTCGCCAACGTTCTCAGTTGGTGAAAACACAACAAAAATTTTGTTTCTGTTTGCCGCAAAAAGCTCATCAACTCCGACACTGGCATCTTCAGCGTACAACGCCTCGCATGATAGTGAACCAGAGCGAAGCCCTTCAAGTTTTTCTACAAAACCAGCTGACTGCTTTGTCGTGGTGTCGCGTGGGTCGTGTGTGAAGTCAAATGAACACGATGTAGCGTGCGCAACTAATACTTCCGACCCTTCTGTTTCTGATACATAAACGGCCATAAGTGTGCCGTTCATTACTCCCGTTGTTTGTGCCATTTATCTTTTTTTAATGGGTTTCTTTTCTTTTGCTGTTGGCTTTGCCTCGGTAGGTTTTGCCTCGGTAGGCTTGTTTCTTGGGTTGGGCTTTGGTGCTTCCGCTTCCGGAGTGCCATACTTTTCAATAAGTATTTCATTCGCCCACTGGCCCATTGTTCCTTTTGGCTTTGGGCGTGTTCCGTACCAACGAGCTTGTAACTTAGTCACGTCTTCGTTGTTCCAGCACTTACCTTCTGCCAGCATTTTGTTATACAGCGAAACGCGGGAGCTGATCACTTGACCAGGTGTCCATTTGCCGTACTGTTTTTTTACAATGATTATCATATCTTCTTCATTTTACGGTGTTCTTTTAACTCTTATTTTGAATCTCAACTCAACGTCATAGCGTTCTGTTTTCACGTCAAAACCCATGTCGTT